CATACTTTCCTCATCAATCTAAATCAGTTTGATCCCATTCTCTAACTTCCACTTGAATTCTGGCTTGTTCATCTTTTTCAAGAACAGAGCCAGAATATTCAAGTTTCGGTTTATTAATTTGTAAGTTATCCCTATGAATTAATCCAAAATCATTAGCGATTATTTGGAGTGCCATATAATAACTTACGTGGAACTTTTCCTGTACAACATTAAAACAATCACCATAAAAAGCTCCAGAAAAGTCTTTCATTATTAGTCTACCTGATTTATTTCGATAGAAGGAGCATGTTGGTCTATTATCGTTTCGCAACGGTGATTTAAAAAGACCTTTCTGAACTTTAACACCCAAATAATGCTCCATTAATTGTTCTTCGGGTATCTTTGATAGAATCAATTCCTTTGTAACAGTAATCGGTTCCAGATTATACTCCATTATTCAAATGGAAGATCGTCAACTTCACTAGTAGAAATACCAAGTGCATCAGCTAATCCCTCAACACCACCATTAGTGGTTTGTGCCATATTAGTAGGCTGAGCATTCTTAGCTGCATCAATCTTCTTTTGTTCAGACTGATTAAACACAAGGTCGTGACCAATGAAACGAGTAGCAATACTTAATACACCAGTACGAGAGATTTTTGCAGGAAAACCAGGGATATCTGCAAAGCCATTAGTTTGTGGAACTAATTTAACTTCAAGTTCCGTACCTTTAAAAGGTTCACAAAGAATTCCAATTACTTTTACAAGCTGATCAAAAGATAAATTGTTCTTACTTACATGTTTACCTTTAATAGTAATAGTATCGTTATCAATTGCTTCACCAATTGAAGAATCAAGAGCATCAACAATTTGACGAATAGAAATCATGAAATGTTCTACTGAAGATGGATTTTCTCCAAAGGTTCCAGTAGTTCTTTCAGCAGATTTCGGCTCAAAGAAATTATGAGATCATTCTCCATATCCATCAACGTCTAGAGTTAATTTCATAGTTTTATATACTTGCCCATCTTTTTGAGAAGTAACACTACTTAATTCAACACTAACAAATTTTGCATTATATATACCAGGTTGTAGGAATTTTCCACTTTCCTTAACACCAGTGGTAACACTTAAATCAAACATTCCCATATTAAAAATAATTTAAATTTTCGTTAAAAAGGGAGAACATCATCATTCTCTCCAAGCATTTCTGCTATCTGATCTTCTAATTCACTATTAAGTTCCTGTGCTGCTTCTTTTTCTTCTTCAAACACAGTTTCATTAATAGTCTCCCTTGAATCTTCTACTGGTGATAATACAAAGATATTATCCTTGACTACACCACTCTTATCTTTAAATTCTGAGAATTTAAACAAAGTACCAAATTTTAATAGACTGGTTCTTTGTTGTCCTTTAAATGAAATAGTACCTTTTTTAGTAAGTTTATTACCATCCGCTCCATCTGTAAACAAATCTGCTTTACTTATAATAGGATAAGTTGTTTCATTATCCACAGTTCAATAGTTTACAGCAATTCTATCACCAGCTACAGCACCTAATTTAGTAATAGCGTCTGAGGTGAGAATTAATTTATTTTCATCTACCTCCAATTCATAATCTTTGGCGCTGGCTCCTTGTGCAATATTGGATGTTGTAATAACTTTAACATTACTTACCTTTTTGGTAGTTTCATCAAAGTCAAATGATATACTAAGCATCGTATTCTGCTATTTTCTCTAAAACGTATTCTAGATCGTTTGGAATATAATCTTCTTCGAAGCATCCCATAGGACTCTTTGCTGTAGTAGTTCCATTAGAATGAGTTTGAAATACATATATAGTATTATCATTTTCATCCTTCTGGATATCAGTAAAGAATCCATAAGTGAAAAGACCTTCAACAGTTATAGAATTATCAATCATTTTACCCAATGTTTTAATCTTATACATTGGTTCATCAGAAGTACCTATATTCTCGCTATGACAAGTCATTATAACATTTAAATCGTCTCTCATTTGCATTCCAGACTTTAAAACGCTATAAAACTTCTGAGCAATTTCAGTAAACTTCTGAAATCCTTTTTCCTGAGCTCTATCCATATATTCAAAGCCCATAAGATATTGAGCGTCTTCTATAACAACATTTTTAACTTCAGGTCTTTTAGTATTTATATAATTAAGAATTTGTCCAATTGTCTGGACATTACTTGTATTTATATAATTTCCTCCAGGATTCTCTTTATTTCAAATCGTATATTTGCTACGTCAACCTTTAAACGGAAGAGGTTTTGAAGCAACATTAATAATAAAAGTTTTAGTTGGATCAAGATTTCTTAAACTAGTAGATTTACCACTACCACTCTGTCCAACTAGTGCGAGCATATTTGCCATCTAAAAACTAAAAGTTAAAGGTTTATCGTTCTTTTCTTCAGTGTCTTCTGTAGAAAAGCCTTCATCTTCTTGTTCTTCATTTAATGCAGTATGAAGGCTAAGATATTTTTTGAAATCTTTCACTTCATCTGCTTTTGGAAATTGACTTCAATAACCAATTTCTCCAAAAAAGTTTACAGGGACAGCTTTTTCAGATTGTCCTTGTCTGTTCTTTATTAACTGTAAACTTCTATACCTATCTCGAAGACCCTCTCAATCACTATTAGGATCATCGATAATTATAGGAAACTTTTTATGTGTCTTTAATTTAAATTTTAATGGATTATAAATTCCAATACAGACTTCACAATCTTGGTAAGGCGCACTGGTGTCTTGAATATCTTCACTGGAACATTCAGTTAACTCAGCTTTTCTTCTATCCATACTTGCAGAATTACGATTTTCCTGCATTAACATAAAGAATGGTACACTACATTGATTTCTAATAGTGACCGCCTCTTTAGATATTAAGTCTATTTCTTCCTTTTTACTCCTTCCATTCATAGCAGTAGTAAGATTTAAGTGATCTACAACAAACATTATAATCTGATCTGGATCATTTTTCTTATATAATGTTCTTCTGCCATCTTCTGAAGGATAAAAAGTACCATTTTGTTCTAATAAATGTTTTACTTTAGAATAAAATGAATTTGCAGTTAATGCTGTATCATATATGACTAGTTTAGAATTAATTGTTTCCAATCACTGTCTTGCTTGTAAAACATAATTATAATCCTCATCATCCAATATATGAC